TAAGGGTGGTTGCAGTCTTTTTTTATTGCGCGTTTTTTTACAGCGCCTTTTTTTGGTTCTAGCTTTTTCACATTGAAATACAATAATCACATTAAGTAATTATGCAATATTAACAATTATTTCTTGCTAAAAAGATACAAAATGCTGAAATTCCAAATTTTATAAATGTTTTTGTTGAGTAAGGATAATTTATTATGCTATAATTAATACAAATAGCAAAGGAGTTGACATAAAATGAATATTCTTATAATTGGAAACGGATTTGATCTTGCTCACAAATTGCCGACAAAATATACTGATTTTTTGGATTTCTTAGGAAATGTACGTGTTCTGAAAGAAATTCATCCAGAAGAAAGAAAAAGACTCATTCGCAAAATAGATAAAGATATGAAACAATATCTATTTACTGATGAGAATAATTTTAATATCAACTCAAAGCGCTCAGAATATATAGACGAAATATACCAATTATCAAAAGACAACATTTGGATAAATTGGCTTTATCAAAGAAGAGCAGACAATGAAATACTTGGGGAATATTGGGTTGACTTTGAAACTGAAATATCTGGAGTAATACAAAGTATTGAGCAGTTATCCCCTATTTTATCTGAAAGTTCTGGCGTATTTAACTTAATTGGTATACAAGCTAAAGTTTTTACATTCTTTATAAAAAAATACTATACCGAACACAAAAACCAAGATGCAACTATGAAGTATTTAAAAGAAAGATTACTTCTAGATCTTAATAAACTTATTAGATGCTTTGAAATTTACTTAGAAGATTTTGTAAAAAATATAGACAAACGGTTATTGTCATTGGACATATATAATCTTAAAGTTGATAAAGTTCTAACTTTCAATTATACTAACACCTACCTTAAACTATATAATGATGATGTCGAGTGTGATTACATACATGGCAAAGCTGATATTAATAATACAATGGTAACTAACAATATGGTGTTGGGCATAAACGACTATCTTAAAGAAAGTGAACGTTTCACAAATACTCAATTTATTGAATTCAAAAAATATTATCAAAGGCTTATAAAACTAACCAACAGCCATTACAAAAAATGGTTAGATGAAATTAATAACAAAAATCAAAATGTAATTCATAATGTCTATATCTTCGGTCATTCATTAGCCGATACTGACCATGATATTCTACGGGAATTTATTAATAATCCTAAATTAAAAATCACGATATTTTACAATAATAGTAACCAGTATAGTTCACAAATATGTAATTTAGTTCACTTAATTGGCCCCGATAAGCTTAATGAATGGGTTCATCAGGCAAAACCAAAGATAAAATTTGTAAAGCAGCAACCAATGATAAACATAGATGATTCAGGATGGCGAATAATGAGGGATATAAGAGACTGTTCTGAATTATTTAAACTATCTGGACAAGAAATAGAATATAAAATAAACGAAATAAAAGACCATTTAGACAATAGCGATAAAACATATTTCAGAAAACAAAGAAATGTTATCGACTTGTTTGTAGCCATAACTACGAGTGGTTATATCGACAATAATCTAACAGATCAGATGTTAAATATGGCAAAAGATCTCTATGGCTCTACAAAAAACGAGACTTACTCGCCTTCTGAATTTAAGAGAGTTGGTAATTCACCTCAAAGATACCAAAAAATTATTTCAAATTTCATAGATTTAGTAAACACATACAATGCCGATAAAAAAGCAAAGTCATATCATATATCTGATTCTGATAGCTGTGAAAAAATATTTAGCCTCTTGGAAGCGGGAATGAAAATTGATGAACAGCAAGCAATTTTATTGATTGAAGACATAATAAAGGGTTCAAAACATTCATATAAATCAAACAAAGAGATGTGGAGGTGTGTACTTTATTTGATATCTTATGCAAATTCTGAAAAACTTATAGAAATAATGAGTAACCACATATCTGGAGATAACAATTTATATCGCATAAAATATACTTTTTTACTAAACTTACTCAAAGAGAATGAATATTTTGATAACAATCTATTAGCTAAATATCAGTTAAAGTGATACCACTAAACTCTTAGTTATATTGATTATTTGAAAATTATAATTATTGAAAACATCATAGAGGAATGATAAAATGAGTAAAAAACGTATTATAGTTAATAACATTTCTGAGTACATAGACATAATCCATAAATTAAATAAGGTAAAAGGTCAAAATACACTTTTATACAGAGGGCAAAACAATTATAAATATAGCATAATTCCGTCAATATGTCATAATCTTCCGAATAGCAAACAGACGTATTTAGAATTTGAATCTAAGTTAATAAGACAAGCCAAAAACAAATACCCCGAAATATTTGGGACCGCAAAGAATGATTTGGAGCTACTTTCAAGGCTTCAACATTATGGCATTCCTACAAGATTATTGGACGTTACATCTAATCCGCTGGTTGCACTTTACTTTGCCTGCAAAGATAATGGAAATTCAATAGATGACGGTGAGGTTATAGTCTTTTCTTACGATAATTTGTCATATGGTGATGATCAAGATACCATTGCTTTGTCAAGCTTTTATAAATTTGACGATAAAATCTCTGTAAAAGAATTTATGAAAATTAACAGATTAGATTATAGAGTGACTCCAAATATGCATTCATCTGGAGTAGAGTCTTACTGCGTTTGGCATCACAAACCAATATGGGCACAATTACCGGAGTACACTGCTCGACAAAAAGCTCAAAATGGAAGCTATTTGATTTTTCCTAATGAAATTATCTATTCCAATTATGTAGAATCCTTTGCAGTAGTGAATGAAGATTTTTGTTTTATTAATAACATCAAAAGCTTATCTAAGAAAGACACATTAATCAAAAAGCTGATAAGAATTCCAAAGGAAGATAAACTTGATATTTTAAGTCATCTCGAATCTCTTGGTATAGACGAATCTACATTGTTCCCTGAAAATTTGGATATTGGTTGCAGAATGATCAAACAAAATATTGGCTTATAACAAAAAAACAGCCGCCTCAGACCCATAAAAGTCCGAGACGGCTGTTTCCTTACTCATACAATATACAAAAACTAAACTTTCTTAGCAAACCCCGTCAAACAGATCCACCCAGCACCGCTCTTGAGCTTGCCCCAAGTCTGACCGTCAACTACCTTTTCGGCTACAATAGTGTAGATAAAGCCGTACTTTGCCATAACACCCTTGACGAGTGCACAGGACACGCCTGCGCCCTTTCTGACGTTCATTCCGCCCTTGTAAGTTATCTTCACCTTGTATGACTTGAACTTCGCTGTGTGCTTGTTGATCGAACTCGTACCGCTAAGCTTTGCGTTGACCTGTTTTGCTATGTAACCGAACTTACCACTGAGATATGGTCCCGGACAACCCGTCGCCTCAAACCATTTGTGCATTGTAAGATTGCCGCTGGTGTTGCCCGTGTAGTTGAGCTTTTTGATACCATTACGCTTGCAAATATCCACACACAGCTTTATCAACGCAGTCATAGCCTTTTTGCTGACGTGCCAATTCGGCTCACCGCTGTCATTTGCTACCTCGATAGTCACAGCACGCATATCATTAGCACGGTTGGAACTGCACCAAGACCTGTACTTTTCGTCCACCATTACGCCTACCTTGCCGCTGCTGTCGATACAGTAATTACAGCTGCCGCCACGAGCCTGTACAGACGTACAGCAGTTTGCCAGCGTTGCATTACCTGCCATGTGATGAATAGTTATCTTGTCGATTTTGTGATCTCGTACATTGTAATGATCTGTCTTGCCCGACCACTTCCAAGAAGCCAACTTTGAATTTCCCATATTATTTCTCCTCCTTAGCCTTTAAAACATCTATTGCCTTTATGAGTACCTGCGGTATCGGTACGCCCATAAGCCCTGCGTTTTCGATTATAGACAGCGTTTCGTTCACCACAAATGCAATGCACACGCAATCCTTTATGTACCCTGTGCCAAGCATAAGGTCAAGCCTGCACGCCACAAGCAGGATAAGAAGTATCATACCCTTGCGGCACAGACCTTTGAAGCCCGCCCTGCTTTCAAGTGCTCCGCTTTTAGACTTGCCTGAGCGGTGGAATACGCCTGCCACTATTATGCCTGTTGCATAGTCTATCACCATAAAAATGATAAGCGTAGTCATGGCGCTTGTCCACCCTCCAAAAAGAGCGGCAATGCCGCCCCCGATAGTTCCGATAGCGGCTAAAACCGCTGTTTTTATGTTTGTCATATCTTACTCCTTTATCTCAAATGCAAATCTGCTTAACAGATATTTCTTGCCGTTAAGCAGCACTGTCTGCGTGGGAACTGTGTAGTCAGGATAATTTTGATCATCTTCTAGACCCGATGTGTGTGAAAGAACATGATAAAGGTTTGTAAAACCCTTGTTCAGCGTTGACGACGTCACAGGTGCAAGAGAAGTAATTGCCTTTCGTCTGCACATTGGTCTGTAAGGCATTGACCTTATTGCTGTTCCGTCAGTAAACACGGAGTACTGGTTTGAATTGTTATTTGCATAACTTGTTGCCAAACCATAACTCTTTTCCTGCGTTTCATAGTCCGTTACCTCACCGATAACGGTAAATATCGGAGGTCTTTCGTTCTGATTGCTTTGGATACCAAAAGCAATTAGGTCATTTTGTTTGTAAATTACCCAACGTCTTTTATCTGGATACGTGTAAATAACTACACAAGGACATACTAGATTATTTGTTTGTGCATCGAGGTCAAGCCAGCCGTGTTCCTCTGTGTCGCTGAACTGACCAGACAGAAACACTTCATCAGTTACCCACAAATGGAATACAACATTATTCGTGCTTATTGTTGAACCCTCACCGTCATACGTTATCTTCTTGAAATTCCACACCTCGATAAGCTTTGTTATCAGCCCTCTCAGTCCGTCTGTTCCCTCATATATTTTCATCTTCGACCGCCTCCGCTATGCCTGTTATACCTATATTTCCGTACGCTTCTCCCACTGACACACCCACAAGGCTCTGTCCGCTCACCATATCGGGTATAGTGTCGATAATATCCATATTGCCGTTGAAGTCCTCGATGCTGAACCTGTCCGTCCTATCGGGCTTTTTAAGCCCGAGATTTTCCGTGAAACTAGCCAACTATACTTCCCCCTTCCGCATTTTTGCCAACTATGAGATAGTATACCTTGAAAGCGTATGTGCCGCCCTGGTCAGAGGTGTGCTCAAGGTATGCCTCCCAGTCGATGTCCCTGCCGTTGCTTGCGACTTTGTATTGAAAACTCTGCGACTTGAAGTGCTTTTTGCCCCAGTCGCACACCATAAACACCGCAGGGTTAGTGACCCCCGAGGGTATCATTCCTGTGCGTGTATTGTATGACCACTGGGAACCGTTGTCGGCGTTGACCTTCATATTCACCGTGAAAGACCCCCACCGCATATACAGTGGGTAGAGCCTGTTCACAAGGCTTACTATCTGCGCCACTGTCTTTGCACGAAACACCGCTGTACCGCCGTCTAAAAGCTCGTCCGTCTGTTCGCCCGAGTACCGCAGCTCATACTCCTCCTCGCCCACTATTTCTTCAAGAGCTGCCACCCTCGCCGTGAGCTGCTGGATAAGCTCCTCGGTGGTGGGCGTTGTCTGACCTGTGTCCGCTGTATCGGCAGTATTCTCCGCCTGCGTATCAGCTACAGTTGTTATCTCGTTCTCGTCCATAATCTCGCCTCCTAAAGCTGTTCTTCCACCGACAGACCCACCGCAGAAATATCGGCTGAAAGTCCGCCGTCAAAATTGAATCCTATGTTAGTTATTGGTATATCGTAGCTTTCGCCGCTTTCGCTGACGTATGTTATCACGTCACCAACGTCAAATCGGGGGTCGCCAAGGCGGTGAAAAAGCTCCGTTGTATACCACGAAAAGCCGCCTATCCTATGCCACAATGACCGCAGCAGCGACATTGTCATATATGGATTTTCAAACTCCAGCACACGCCCTGCCGAGCCTGTGGTATTGCCCAGCCGCAGAGTTTCGCTGTCGCTGACCTTGCAGACAATGCCTGCGAGGATATTCGGACGTTCTCCCAGTGTTGGCAGGTCGATAGTGTTGTTGTCCAGTATCTTCACGCTCGAGCCGTACCATTTGCGGACGTATCTGCCGTATCGGTCAACAAAGCCGAACTCGCCTTGTGCCGAGGCGATGTAACTGAGCATTTGCCGCATTGTGGTGTCTTTGGGTATAGAGCTTATTTTGAAGTCGAAGTTTGCGGTCTTTAGGCGTATATGCCCCTTACCATAGAGCCTTGCTCCGCCCTTTGTACGCAGCTTTGCAGGGATGGTGTAGTCGTTGCCGTTTTGCAGTCCAAGCTGCTTGCATATGTCATCCTCAACAGCCTTTGACCACGCAGGTAGCTTGACCTTTGGCACATAGGTCTTGTCGGAGAAGTAAAGCCTATCCGCAAAAGTGACCTCAGTATTTCCGCCCGACTTTTTCGACTTCACGCAGGTGAACCGCCCCAGGGGTATTCTTTCGCCGCCAAGCACCTCTCCAAGCTTACTTATCTGCTCCACTGTCAGCTTTGAAAGTTCTGCGTAGGTGTAGGATTCTAGGGTGGAGTAGGTGGTCACGCCTGTGAGGTCCGCAAGGTACAAGTAAAGGTCATACTCTTTGCCGAGAAATTTCGTATCAACGTCATTGATGTTTATGTTCCACGATTGCGAACATACTGCGCCCAGCTCGATGTCATCGGAAAGGCTTGTTGCCTGCATGGAGCTATCAGCTGACATAATGCTATCACCTGATATAACGCCCTCTGCATTATCTATCCACAAACGCCAAGTACGGCAATAGCTCTCGATACGCTGTGCCACAAGCTCCCCTGTTTTGTACATTCAAACGCCCCCTTACTGCATTATCAAGTCCACCGCAACGCCTTTGCAGAACTGCTTGTTCTCATCCCAGCCGAAAACCTCATAGGTGGGGTCGCCTGCGTAAACGTCAAAAGTGCTTTCCTGAAATGTCTCATCAAGGAGCGTGATACTGAAAAACGGACTGTTAACGTTGGAGATATACTCATTGAGTTTTGCCGTCTCCTCGCCTGTGAGATGATACCATTTCAGCGTGACAGTTTTCTTTATGGCTCTTATATCGCCCACCATTTTGCAGTTAGCCGTCCGCCCTGCATTGTTCGACCATATCTTGTTGTTTGTAAAGCTCACTTCCGCAGGTGTGGCGACCCTTTCGCTGCCGAATATAAGTCCTCTGCTTTTCATTTTCTGCACCTCCTATGCCCTTATGGGCGACCTGCCGTTGCGCTTGATATAGTCGTTGATATCATCAATAACTATCTGTGTGATAGTCCTGCCATTGAGCGTAAGCGGTATGGTAACGCTTATCTTCTGGTTGCCCCCTGCTCCGCCGTAAGACACAAGAGCCTGCAAAACAGCCTGCGTGATAGTATCAAGCGGTGCCTCGATATTTGTGCCACGCTTCTGATCGCCCAGAACTGCAAGGAATTCAGAGTTCGGCGGTATTACTGCACCTTGAGCAAGTTTGGGTATTTCGGGGATATCAATTTGGCTTAGGTCAAAGCCAAATGTCTGACCGCCAAGATCACCGGGAAGCCAATCAGGTGTCGTGAAGCTCAGCTCGTTTATGCCGTCGATTATCCAATTCAAAGCGTCCTCAACTGCACCTGTCAGACCATTTATAAGCCCGATTATCAAATTAATAGGTGTTTTTGCTATGTCAACAAGTGCGTCCCACACGCCTTTGAAGATCTTCTTTACACCCTGCCAAGCTTTTTTCCAATCACCGGTGAACACTCCCGCTATGAACAGCACAACGCCTTTAAGTGCTGAAATGATGTTCTTCACGGCGTCAATTATATTGCTTATGACATTGCCCACTGTTTTTATTATCTTGCCAAGCACACTGCTGACTATCGGTCCGAGTATGCTCACAAGCCAGTTCACAACAGGTGCTATGGCTTTGTTGTAAATGCTCAGAACGCTCGTGATAAGTGTTCCAACAAAGTCGAGAAACTCATCAAGCAGAGGTTTCAAGTGCTCCGTCCAAACGCTGTCAGCCACGTCCATGAGCTTGTCAAACACAGGTTTCAAGACTGTTTCCCACAGGTTGAGGAATACGTTCTTTGTGGTGGTTATACCCTCGTTTATGCCGTCAAATATAGGCTGCCCCCACTCGTTCCAAAAGTCTGAAATACTCTGCCAAATATCGCACCACAGTGTTTTCAAGGCGTTCAACACAGGCTGTGCAACGCCGTTCCACAAGGTATCGAAGATCTCTTTTATGTTGTCAAACAGTACGCCTAGCGTGTTCCATGTCTGCGTGCCAAAATCCGCCATTAGGGGTAATCCTACAGTGAGAAAGTTTTGCAGTATAGGGAACACTGCCACATTCCAGATATCAGAAAACACCTTGTTGAAGCTGTCAAAAAGTCCTATGCCTATCTTGCCAAGCGTGCTGAAAGCGGTCTGCATAAGCGGTGTAAAATCGTTTATAAAATAAGCTTTGAGCGGTTCGGAAAGCGACATTATATCACTGAAAACTCCGCCGAGTATCTGAGCAAGTTCAATGCTCTCTCTTTCAAGTCCGCTCCATATATCAGCGAAAATAGGCTTAAAATTCTTATCAAGATAGTCTGCAAGCTTTTCAAACTGAGTTCTTACTGATTTGAAAAAGTCAGACAGCTTTTTATCTGCCTTTCCCGTATCCACCTCAACGCTAGTCCCGGAAGGCTGCATTATATCCCCAGCTCCGCTGACCCCAGTGCTGTCTGACTTGCTCTCATCATTCAGCTTGTTCATCTGGTCAAAGCTTGCAAGAGATCCTTCCTGTGCCTCCTGAGTCTGTTGTGCATTGTCGGCTATATCGCTGTAATTATCCGCTACCTGAGAGGTGCTTTTCACTATGCTTTGAGCCTCGTCTGCACTGTTGCTTAGTTCAAAACCGAACGCCTCTGAGAGTGCCCTCGCTGCCCCCTGTGCCAAAGATATAAGCTGCGAAAGCACGCTATTGATCGCCTTGACAGCAGGCAGAAGAACGTTCATCAGCACAGTGCCGATAGTCGCTCCGAACTCTTTCCATTGCTCAGAGAGTATTCTAGTTTGGTTCGCCCAGCTGTCAGAAGTCTTTGCAAAGTCCCCCTGTGCAAGAGCCGTTTGCGACATAACGTAATTGTATCTCAGCTGGACTTTTTCAGCCTGCGACATATCAGCAGTTGACTTCGTTATACCCTTTGAAAGCGCATATGCCTGCAAGTTGGCGTCCGTCATAACGATACCGAACTGTTTGAGGGTCTCAGTTTCGCCTGTAAAAATTGATTTCAGAGCCGTGCTTGCCACGTCCTGACCGACATTATAAAATGACGCCATATCCGCCGACAGCCCTGTAAGAGCCATAGCCATATCGCTTGCACTGTCATTGGCAAGCCCCATTCCTGCCGCCATAGCCATGAAGTTTGAGCCTGTCTGCTTTGCGGTGAGCTTTGAAATGCCGTAGGTCTTTACAGCCGTGTCAGCGAAGTCCTCCATTTTCTGCTTGGACTCTCCGAAAGCCGTGTCAACAACGTTCTGAACTTCCGCAAGGTCTGAGGCTGTTTCTATGGATTGCCTGCCGAAGTCCACAAGTTTCTTGACGGAGAATGCTGCCGTCACAGCCATTGCAAGGCTTTTAAGCTTTGGCTTGATATCCCCCACCATATCAGAAAGGCTTTTCAAGCCCTTTTCAAAGCCCTCTTTGTTTATGTTGGTGTCAAAATTCAAACACCCGTCAGCCATTGTCATTCACCTCCCGTCAGCTGTTTCAGAAACTCTTTGTCCTCGTTTTCAGCCCTCTGCTCTTCTGCCGAGAGCTTTCGTTTAAGGTCTATCATATTGCGGTGGTTTCTGTAAAACTCCTGCTCGTATTTTTCAAGCTTTTTGCCCTTGTTAAGCTTTTGCCGTATGCCTATAACAGACGAAAAAAGCCCCTCGCCTATCTCATTGAAATAGCCGAGAAAAGTCCACCAATGAAGATATTTTACCGTCCTCGTTTCAAAGCCTGCCACCTTGTTCACCGCAGGAAAAATAATACTCTCGTCCTGCTCCCAGTCGATAGTTTTTGCAGGCTGAACGCTCTCCTGTGGAACATCTCCACCGCCCACAAACCAATAAGCCTTGTTGACAGCCTCCTGCAAATGCTCTCGTGGGATATCCTCAGCGTAAAGGCATTTAAGACACACATAGCACTTTTCACGCTCGTCAAGTTCAGGGTCTGCAAAGGCTGAATAGATACGCAGTATGACCCGAAAATCTGAGCGTATAGCATACTCTTTGCCGTCTATTTCAAGGGCTGTAGGCAAAGAGCCTATCATTTCAGCAGCTCCCTGAGCAGAGCCTTTTTGTCCTCGTCGGAAAGCTCCGCCACGTTGACCGCAGGCTGAGCAATATGTTGATGAGCGATAACAGGTGCGGTGTACTTCTCCACCTTTTCTTCAAGCTTTATCTGAGCCGCCGTCTGTGCTGACTTTATCTCCTGCACCACCACAATAAGAAGCGCTTCAAGGAAGTTCACAAGCACAGGCTTGCCGTTTGAAGCCACAGAGAACACGTTCACGCTTCCGAGCGCCGCCGTACACACATTGCTTCCAAATATGTCATTGACCATTTCTCTTGCACGCTGGTCATACTCTTTGAGAAGCTGAGTTCTGTCCTCGTTCTTCTCACGTTCTGACACTTCTTCTGCGATATTGTCAACCTTACTCATAGCGTCCTGTATCCTAGTGATGATACCAACGTCTGACACGTTTATCCTTATCACTCTGTTCTCGTCGCCATTTATAGCGTACTCTTTGTAATTGCCGCTGTTAAAATTTATTGACTGCATTGACATTTCTATCGTCCTTTCTGTATTATGGCAAACAAAAAGCACTCCGCTCTGAACGAAGTGCTTTCATATGTTTGTCATATAATTTATTCTTCCGTAGTCTTTGCAAACGTTGGCACGCCTGCTGCAAAGGTGACAGAGCCTTTCACTCTGTTTCCTGCAAAGGTGCAGTTGAATGGGATATTTACGCCACCCTGCGGTCCGCCATAAGACTGTGGCTTGACTATGACATCTTCCGTCCAGGCGTCATAAGAACCTGTGGTCTTGTCAACGATGACCTCAAGCACGCTTGTCTTGCAGGCGTCACCCGTAAGACGATTCATCATGATATCCTTGAGCTTTTCGTAAAGTGCGTCACCGGGCTTTGCATAGAATGTGTCAAGGTCGAACTCAGGCTCATAGCCGTTGTCCTCAACTGTGGTTTCATCAAGGATATTCTTCTTTGTGGAAGTGTCAGGGTTGAGTGCCACACTTGCGTCCTCAACGTCCTTGCCGAGAAGATACCAGCTTGGTGATGAGGCGACCGCTGCGAATGTAGTGTCAAGATAATGCAGAAGATGACTTCTGTTGAGCTTTCCGCTCTTGTATGAATAATCAGGCATATGTTTTCCTCCTTTTATATCTGATACTGTGCCGCTATCTGCAATTGATACTGCACAGTATCGTTTGTGTTTTCGTTTGGTATTGCGTATATCATTCCGTTTGCACAGGTGAGCTTTTCAAGAACGCCTGTCCTTTCCTCGTCCTCTGTTATGGTAGTGAACGTGGTATCTCTATGCTTGTCTGCATAGCTTTCAAGCCACATCTGCAATTCAAGCAGTACACCGCTGTTTGACATTCTGTCAAAGTCGTTCATAGATTGATACACCGCATAGAGAATGAAGTTATGCTGTCTTGTCTGACCGCCCAGAATATCAGAACTTATAAGGCTGTCGCCTGTTGAGGACAAGCCATAATTGGTTGGCGTATCGTCGGTAAAGTCGATATGGATATCGTTGCAGACCTCCGATATTTTCGGAAACTGCTGCAAGATATCTTTCACAAGCTCGATTATGTTCATTTCGCTTTGCCTCCTATTATCGCCGCCGCTCCTCTGAGTATTTGCTGTTTCTTGTCGGCTTTCATTCGCTCAAACCAAAGCTTGCCTGCAAGAGGCTCTTTGCTGTATACAAGATCCTTGTCAGTAAGCACTTTCTTTTCACCCTGTCGGGCGTATGCTGAGCCTGTGATAGATGATATCATAAGCTTGCCGTAATACTGATAGCGTGCGTAAGGTGCAGTATACTGTATCTTGCCGCTGCCTATTTTTGTGCCTCTTGTGGCTGACTCTCTCAGGTTTGTGCTGATGGTCGGTGTATACTTCACCATATGCCTTATGCACTCGGCGTCAATGAACTTTTGAGCCTTATCAAAGCGTTCTGAATACTTGCCTGCAAAGGACTTATCCCAAGTGATAGCTCTGCTGTCCATAGGCTGACCTATCTTCATTTCACGCTCACCTCCATATGTGGCAGACCGCCGAACATATAATCATCAATGCTCATTACCGTGACAAAATCATACTCTGCACGGAACTTTTTCATGCTCTCAGATATGCTCTGTGGCGTTTGGTTGTCAAACTCAAACTCGCATTTTCCTCTCACAAGCATATCCTTTGCAGGGGTTTTCGGTGCATTACCGTCATAGAAATACACCCTTGTGCTGTCTGAGGTCTGCATACCGCTTTTCACGATACTTCCCGACTTATTCTCACACCAGTAAACTTTCTCTGCATACTTCCGTACAAATCCCTCTGTCTGATTGTCGAAAAGATACACCGTGCAATCGCTGTTTGCAAGCATTTATCTCACCCCTCTGTAAAGCAGCCCTGTTCCGCTGAGCCATTTGTACACGATATTGTGAACGGCTCTGTCAGCGTTCTGCCTGCGGATATCCGAGCTTTCATATGACTTCGACCAGCCACCAACGCTTTCGGAAGATACCCCCTGAGTGCCGCCTTCCTGCTCTGCCTTGAAGATATTCTCCGCAAGCTCGCAGCAGCACATTTTCACTTCTTCGGGTATATCGTTCTCGTCAACGTTGTCAAGGGTATATTGCTTCATAAGGCTTGTGGCTTGCATTGCATAGAAGTCAAAAGCGGCAGATATGTCAGGCTCTCTGCCACAAAGATAAACGCCTATATAATAGCTCTCGCTTGCATATGCTTTCATACTGCCGCACCTCTTTACTTCTTGAATCTTGCAAGCACTACCTTTGACTGATCTGAGATAGCCACAGTGTAATGCTTGTCAGCAGATATATCTGTACAGCGCTTTGTGCTTCTTCTCTCTGTTTCAACGTTGGTGTCACGCTTGAGGTAGATAGTCAGAGCGGATGTTTCGTCCTCTGTTTCAGCATCAGCGTTGAGCTTGATGATAGGGCATATGTAGAAAGTGCCAGCCTTGACAGCGGCGTTCTTTACAACATAGTCACCCACCTTTGGAGAGTAACCCTCTGCACAAGGCGTTACTGAGCCGAGCTTTATCTGTGAAGCAGTTGGTGAAGCTGTGCTGTCCGCAACAACTTCCTTTGCACCCTCTGCATCGCTGTCAACTCTCACATACTGTTCTGGGATAGCCTCGTTAAGTGAAACCTTCTTTGACGGAACGATACGGCAGTTCGCTATTTTGCCTATCTCGCCTGTCATTACCACATTGCCGTCATACTTATCTGCTGAAATGAAGTTCGGGTCCTTTCTAAGCTGTGAGTTCTGATGAGGATTAATAAACATAGCCTTTTCGGTGTTCAGCTCCTCATTGAACTTGTCAACAGCGTCAACAATGCCGCTGTAAGAGATAGCAGAAGCCGAGCCGTCATAGATGAGCTGAGCTTTCATAAGTGCGTCCATGCTGTCTGCGTCCACCTTAGAAGCGATAGACATTGCAAGCTGTGAAGTCGCCTGACCCGCAGGATTGCCATAGCCGCTGAGAAGAGCCTCGTCGGTTATCTCCACCGCTTTCATGGCTTTCTTTACCTTAGCCTGAGTGGAGTCTGTTTCAAGCTTGACAGTTTCGGCTTCAACGCCCTCTGCAACATCAACTGCATCGCCGATATACTTGTACTGCGGCACTGTGATAGTGTCGCCAGGCACGCCAACGAGCGTTTTGTCTATCTTCGCAAAGGGAGATACAGTTATCTTAGACTCTATCTTTGCGTCGATCATATCACTCATTACCTCAGGATCGATAAGGTCGGTGATCTTTGTCGGCTCTGCGAAATACTGCATAGAAATTCTAATGCCATTTGTCATTTTCATAATATCTTATCCTTTCAACTGTTCATATTTTTCGGGGTCTGTTCGTTTAAGTTCCAACCTCTGCATATACCCCATTTTTGCAAAGGTTTCCTTGCTCACTTCACCTGCGGCAGGCGTGCCTGTGGGAGCAACCGGGTTCTTGATAGGCTCGGAGCTTTCAAAAAGATAATCGTTATCTTTCTTCACGTTCTCGATAGCCGTCTTGATATCCTCAGCCTGATTTTTGGAAGCTTTGAGAGTTTCCACATCAAGCAAAGCTTTAAGAGCCTTGACGTTTCTTGCCTTGCTTGCCGAGATAGCGTTATCAAGGGTAGCGTCAAACTCCATATCAGATATCTTCGCCTGATACTCGGTATCTTTCTTAGCAAGGTCAGCGGTGAGCTGTGCGACTTTCCCGTTAAGCTCGTTGACGTCCACGCCCTCAAATTCTTTGAGAGAGTTCTGTGCGGTATCAAGGCTGTCCTTATAGTTATCACGCTCCACCTCAAGGCGGCTTTTCACCTTTTCAAACTCAGCCACAGTCTTATAATTCTCTGCCACCTGTTTTGTGATGTCCTGTTTCTTGTCCTCAGGGATAACGATACCCAGAGCGGCAAGGATCTCAAAAATGTTTTTCATATGTTTGTCCTTTCTACATAGCTTATATACCGCTCTGTCTGCGGTGTGAAAGTCTGACAGTTTAACGTCATATCAAGGACGAAATGGTATGAAAAAAGCACCCGTTAAGGTGCTTAGTTCCGATATTTGGGTATAAAAATACCGCCCGACCTTAGTCAAGCGGTAAAATTATCATTTGAAATACTCTGTAAGTTCAACTTCTGAATCAATGTAAACAGCGTCTATATAATAACTGTTGTGTACGATTATCTTCTTTTCGTTTAATTCATATATCTGCGTTTGTGAGCCGTCAACATCTGTCAGCATATCGGACCGTTCAATGCCTGGAATATGCTTTTCCAATGCCGCACATTGCTTTTCAAAAATTTCTTTGTCCGCAGCCGTGCAAATATTGTATTCATATTTTTTCATTGCTGATCATCCAATCCATACCTTTTATCTACTGATCTTCGTGTTTTTACAGCGGTCTTCAAAGTGTCTGCTATAGCTTCTTCTCTGCTCATGTTTTTTCGTACCATTTTATTTGATACCAAGTCTTCAAAAGAAATGATAGGTTCGGTCTGGTCAAGGGTTTTACGAGCTTTTTGATTTTCCATTAACTCTCTTGCCTGAAAGCGATACTTGTTACGCAGTTCACAAGCTTGCCTTGCCTGTTCTTCAATAGACTTGCTTTTGTCGATAAGCTGAGGGATATTTTTGTTATGGTGTCTGTACCACTTTCGCACGTCTATATCAGACATCTTACCTTTCATATCAATTATATCACTATAATCTTTTTGCGTCAAGTCTATCTTGGTTTTTCCCACCCCGATATTCCCCAGTCCGTCGGCGTTCACACGCTCTCTCTGCTGAGGCAGACCCATTGCTTTTGAAAACCTTGTATACTCCTGGGAAGTGCCACGATATCGGCAGCGTGCGTTGATGATATCCTCCTCGCCTGCACCTGCCTCTTCAAGAAGATGTATCTTCTGTCGCTGAGCTCTCATTGCAGTTTCAAGCTTTCTTTGCCGCTGTAAAGCCTCGTACTTTGTGTACTCTTTATCGCCGTACTTAACAGGCTTGTTCTCCTCTGCATTCATCTGTGCAAGCTCCTCGTCTGTATAGGAACGCTCAGATATGCCGGGGATAAAGGGGTAATAATCGTGATAGCAATTCGCTCCGCACAGACCTGTCACAGTACCAAGACCGCAGATAGTTTCAAGTTCTTTTTTGCTGTAGACCTTGCCCTGCCATTCTTGATGAGAGGGTCTTGCTCCGCTGTGCCAAGTGACTTCAAAATAGTCCGTGCCAAGCTCTTTGGCGTTGTCCTCATTCATTTTTGCGGTCAGCTGTGAAAGCCCTGTCATTACCGAACGCCTTGCGGCTACGTCTGCCCTGTTGCTCCAGCCTGTGGCATAGTCCACAGTACGCAGACCTGAGTTCGTCATATCCGAAATGACTTTCTTTATGACCGTGTTATAGTCGAACGCTCCGCTCGCTATGCCCATTATGGCGTTGTCAAGGTTCTGCTGATAGAAGTCAGCCGCCTGCGTGAATTTCAGCTTGCCGTCAGGCTGTTTTACTGCAAATCCGAGTGACTGAGATATGTTTTTAAGCTCCCCCGAAGTCTGCTCCGATACCGCCGACAGCAGCCTTTGCAGACCCTCATTTTCTTCAAGGGGTATCCGTGCTTTGCCTTTGGTCTTGTATATGCTATCGTCCCATTCATAGCCTTTTTGCAGGATATCATTGTACAGTTCTTTTATCTCAGTTTGGGAGAGGTCAAGGTTATCGGCTATGGCTTTCTTTATCTCACGCTTGCTCATTCCAAGCTCGTGAAGCCTGTATATCTGCCAATCCGCCGAACGTGTTATCTCGCCGTTTATCTTTATCCTGCGGACGATGTCCTCCATTATCTGCATTTCAAGGTCACGCAGGGGCTTGTCAAGAACCATTGAAACTCGCTCTATCTCGCTTGCTTTGAGCATTATTCTATCACCTCTGCGGTGCTGTCGGAGGTCATTTTCTTAGCCGTTTCCTCGTCCTCACCATACCATTTCATTCGGTATTCCCACAGTGGCATAATGCCCATAGAAACGTCCTGACGATCGCTTGCACGCTTTGTTTCATCATCAGCAAGGATACTGTCCTCGAAGTTCACTGACAGCTCATAACCGCTTTGAGTAAGCCCATTATAAAACGCCAGCGAATAGCAGAGATCTTCGAGACAGACACGGAGGTTATTCTGTATTGCCGTGACAGTATCAAATTTTCTCTGCTTTGAGGACTTTATCTCCGTTGCCGTCTTATCAACTGTCTGAGGGTTTGAGATATCCCCATAGGACAGCCCCACAGAAAACTCTATCTCACGCTTGTATTCTTCAAGTCCTGCGATAAAATCAGCCTGTCTTAACTGCGGTGAGAACTCGTGATAAAAGTCACCGCTCGTGCCAGCCGACACGTTTACCCCTCTGAAAAGCCGTTCATTGAGCTTTGGCATTTCTGCACGTTTCTTACCTGTGAACGGGTCTGTCACAGGTCTTAACACAGCCTCGTCAACGTCTATGGCACGCTCTCCTGATTCAAACTCCCAATCGAGCCTGCCGAATTGGATATCAGCTTTTCTTATGACTTCTTCCGCCCCTGCGAACACTGATACGCCAGAATGTGAACCGTCAACTGTATTGTCGATAGGGTTGACATAATAGCCGAAAGAGGGTCGCAGCATAAGTGGATATGCTATCTGAGGGATAAGCTCCGCCCACTCTGAAACAGCCGTAAGAGGTATCTCAGCGCCGAGAGATACCCCGTCATTGGAACGGAAAGCCCTGTTTGTGATAGTCAGCCCTTTTTCATAGTCCAGAGCGTGATATTCAAGCCTTATGCGGTAATCATTATCGCCCATGCGTTTTATCTCAGGGAAAATGACCTTTATAAGTCTGCCGTTCACGTCATACTCCACAGGAATAAATTGCGACTGCGGAACATACTGCACCTTATCAGCACCCAGCGGCTTTATTATCATTGCTCCTGTTGCAAGACCTCTTTGCAGATTTTTGTTGAGGTTTTCAAGGGCGTTTTTCATTATGGCATCAAGCTTATCGTTGGAAACTTTCAGGACCATTTCATTGATAGCCGTGTTTGCAAACTCCCTCACAACAGCGTGTTCAAGCCGCAGAGAGTGAACTCCCTTGGGTGCTGCATTGCCTGCATACATTCTGTCCCACTTGTCGATAGCTCTTATCATACTGTCCGTCACGGCGATATCAATACCGTAAACGCCCTTTATATCTGACTTTGAAAGCATTCTGCTTATCCACTCCCTTATTTTTGAAATAATGCCCATAGCTTACTGACCCCGCCTTTTCCATACTCTTTCCATTGCATACCGAACGGCGTCGATAACGTGGTCATTGCCGTCGGGATAGCCGCTTATAACGTTGCCCTCTTTATCTCTGTCATACTCGCAGTTGATGAACTCCTCGCAAGCCACAGGACAACGCTTGTTATCTATAACGATACTTCGCAGAGATTGCAGCCACTTATATGAATACTCCCTGCTGTTAGGACCTTTCTCTGCGCCTCTCGCAAGCAAGCCGTATGCTCTGTAATCCTCAACAGATTTATTCTCTGCACTGTCGCAGGTGATAAGATCGTTTGCCGTGATACCAAGCTCCAGCAAATGCTTTGCGGTATCAATGTTCTTTGTTTTGTTGCAGGTGTACTCCTGCCATATGAACAGTGTGTGCTGAGCAGGAGCGTAATGCACCCTGACAAAAGCGTAAAGGTCGGGATACCAGCCCCAGTCAACGCCGTTATAGATGTTATCGAACTGCGCTATCTCGTCGTCGGTTATCTCTCTTATGAGGACGTTATCGAAAACATTACCGCCTGTGCCGTTTGCAATGCCCATATACTCGTTCTCATAGGCAGTGGGATTGGTTTCTTTGAGAAATTCGGCGTCATCAAGAAAAGGCTTGCCAAGCCACTTTTTTGGCACAGTAAGATAAGTGCTTTCGGTAACAAGTCTGTCCGTTCTCGGCACTTTGATGTACTTATTCGCCCAGTTCTGAGCCGACTTCGGAGGGTTGAAAGACTTGAACTTATAAGCTCTCTCGCCGCCTCTTATAACAGACTGTTCTATCGTTCGCACAGCTTCTTCACCGCCGAACTGGTCAATCTCCTCAAACCACACGATGCCGATATAGCCAAAAGGCGGCTTGATAGACTTTATCTTGTGCGGGTCATCAGCACCACGAAAGTATATTTTCTGCCCTGTTGAAATGCGTGTGATCTCAAGGGGCGACTTTGTACAGGCAAACTCATCATCAAGACCAAGTGCAGATATTGCCCAGAGTATCTGAGAATAAACGCTGTCTTTAAGAGTATTCGCCACAGCACGCAGGACGCAGGCGTGCATATTCTCGTTCTTCATAAGCAGGTCGATAACGTTCAGACCGCAGAATGAAGATTTAGTCGAACCACGTCCGCCAGGGAAAACATACTCGGAATGTTCCTGCTCTGCAATATCGAACAGGACAGGCGAGAACGCAGGAGCGACAAGGCTCGCAGGGATACCGCTGTACACCTTATCGGGCACAGAAACAGGCTCAAGCTTTTGTTTTTCAAGCCTGAGCCTTGCGTTATCGTATTTTATCTTATGTTTGAGCATATCGTCATCACGGATAATGTCACGCAGCTCTTTCACCGCCGCAACGTCCCCTTGCTTAGCCCTTGCCATAAGAGCCGCATTCACAAGAAGCATATTATTTATGAAGTCAGGGTCAAGGCTGTTAAGGTCAATGCCCTGCTCAATGAGGAACTCATAGTCTGCTCTGGTATTGGCAGGCTGTTCAAGCAGGAAGTCCATTACCTGCTTCATAGTCTTTTTACGCCTGCGGACTTCGCCTGATTTTTTACCGCCTTTTGCACCGTTTTTTCGAGCTTCACTCGAGCTTGGAACTATTAAATTCTGTTCATTCGGCATTCACCTCACCTCGGTTTTTTTGTTGTTTTGGGATATAAAAAGAACTGCCACATTGTTGTAACAGTTCTTGAGTGATCTTACTTGGCTAACTTTATGTTGTCTTTAGCATTAATTTCTTTATTTGATAGTAAGTTTATTATCATGCAAGCCATTAAAAGGTTGAGTATTGAGAACACCTATTCCAGACTTTGAACTAGTATTAGCATCTAATTTTATAAAACTTCCATTCATACTATATTTGTTCGCAATTCTGTCGATTTTATGTCCCATTGTCTCTATACGTTCCAACAGCATATTGAACGTTTCGCTAGGTATATTAACATCTTTATTTTCATCCAAATACTCACGTATTTCATAGTTGTTAATAGCTCTTGCAATTGGACTGTCATTGTCCTCTTTGTCATAGTCTATATTGTGTGCAAATTTCTGAATTTGTTCTTTTAACTCTGATGTGCCTTTAATATCATTGCAATAAAAAATTGCACGATCATCCTTTACATCAAAAGGAAGTTCAAATCCGTCTAATTTATTTTTTATAACAATAACCGGCTTTTTAATTGCATGCCTAAAACCTAATTCATACATAACATTAGGATTGAGATTTGTAAGATTGGCTATAACCAGTTCGTCGCTATAAATATGACGCAGTATATTATCAGTAATTGATCCCGTCTCACTTATTCTATGAGACACAATAACTTCAAAGTCATCTAACGCTGGCTTAATACAATTATCTATAATGCCTTCTATTTGACGTCTGATTTCCGTATTATCTTCACCTATTGGAGTTATTACAAAGCACTTTTTATTTTTTTCCATAACAATCACTCCTCATAATAATATTTCTTAAATAATATCACTAATCAGAGCGAAAATCAACGAAATGCACCGAATTTCTATTTACTGCATAAAACACATTTGTATTTTTTATGCAGTATATCAAGAATTCGACATTTATGAACTTTTTACGACACAACGCAAAAGCGACCGCAAAAATGCAGCCGCCCTTGTGAAAATATTATAAGGAGTTTTGTAAATGGTGGAGCAGATGTTGAGCTGGCACGCTCTCGACCTGCATACGGAGCTTTCGCCCCGTCGGACTTTTTTATGGAGATCCGCAAAGAAACTTTTGCCGTTATGGCATATTATCATTATACTCTCTTGACAGGGGTGATACAAGGGCTTTTTCGGGTGTCTGATAAAATTTCTTGAACATTTTTATCGCATTTGGACCAAGCACCTTGCGAGTATAATTTGCCTCACGGTCAAGAGCCTCAGCTGTTCGTTCCCATGACATTCCGTTTATGTATTTGTTGATTATCAACGCCGCAAGTCTGCTGTCAGGCATACTGTCCGTGATACACAATACATTGTATGACATCTGTTCGTAACTTTTGCAAAGCTTTTCAAGCTCCGTCTTATAGTCCGCTATCATTACAACGCTGTCTTCTATCTTTCTTGACGTGCCGCCTGTAAAGCTGGGCGGTATATCGGAGCTTTGCGGCGATGTACTCTCAGCCCTTGCATAGCATTTTTCTATGGCACGCCTTATCGCCGATATACGCTTGTCTATATCCACCAGCTTGTTCAAATATTCTTCTGCTGTCAATCCCTATCCCTCCTCGATCATTCTTCCGCAAACAGGACAGAACTCAAAACGGACTTCCTTGCCGTCTGCACCAAGCTTTTCGCTCCACTCTGTCACTCCATTGCAGTATTCACAGCCTGCATATTCAGGTAAGTTTACTCCGTTATGTTTCGCAAGCCCCTCGTCGCAGAGTATCAGTTCAAGCGCCTGCAATGCGTATGTGAGCTTTTCTTCCCTGTCCTGCGTTTTGTTTATCTTCCAGACCATTGTCTGCCCTCTGCGGATATTCTCCTGCATTATGCAGGCTTGTCTGAAAAACCTGCCGTTTCGCTCTTTACTGTGAAGATATTCCCGCTTGTATTCCGCCTGCTTGTCCTCGCATATCTCTTTTGACCAGCCCTCATGCCTGTTCTTGTAGCCAAGTCTTGATAACTGTGAGAAATACTTATATTCCTCAGCAGGATACTCGTCATAGATGAGCCTGCCGTCTATCGCCATATCTTCATATCTTGCAAATTCTTCTTGTGACATTCTTTTGAAATCTGTTTTTATAGTTGATACCCCCTCTGTGACGGGTTGTGACGAGTTTATGCCGTTTTTTAAGAACTCTTTCTTTATATATATTCTTTTTATCGTCTTATACGAAAGGTTAGAAAAACCCGTCAACCCGTCACAACCCGTCACATTTGTAATTATTTACACATTATTATCGAGATTTATGCCGTTAAAATATGCACCTGACCTTGTCTTTATTTTCTCAAAGCGTTTTGCAAGCTCCATACCGAACTTTGTTGAACTCATACGATATTCATTGTTCTGCTCAGCCCAGTTAAGATATGCCGCAAAGAGCTGACTTGACTTAACGCTCAGACCCTTGCCCACAGTACACTTATCCTCAACAAATGCAGAGATAACGTCCATTTCACGGCGGTACTCCCTCACTTCTTCAAGGACGGCACGAGGCATTTTAAGCCCCTCTTTCTGCCACAGCAAACAGCCCTCGACCGCCCAGCGGAATATGCCCGTAAGCTCCGCCGACAGCTTGTATTTCAGCCTGCGGTCTATCTTTTCTTCGGGGATCTGCACAGTGAAGGGTATCATATGTATCCTACGCCATATGCCCGTATCCGTTCCTCTGATAACAGGCTTATGGTTTGTCGCCATCCAAAGTTTGAACTCAGGCTTGAACTCAAACTCGTCGCCGTAAAGCTTTCTTGCGGTAACAGTATCATCGCCTGTAAGCTGTTTGAGCAGACCCTCATTGATACGAACGCCCTCGTTAGGCTCAACGCTTGTCACGAGCCTTGCACCTTTGAGCCTTGCAATATCGCTGTTTATGGCGGTACTTTGATTTGAACGCACCATAATAGTTTCAGGCTGGATATTTGCCGCATAGTCTCCGAAAATATCCCTTATGATATCAATGAAAGTTGACTTGCCGTTTCGTCCTGTTCCGTATAGAAAGAACGCACATTGCTCGGTGGTCGAGCCTGTCAGGGAATATCCCACAGCTTTCTGAACGTATCTGATAAGGTCTTTATCCTTTCTAAAAATATCATCAAGAAAGGCAAGCCAGCGAGGGCAATCGGCATTCTCTGAATACTCAACGGCTGTCATTTTCGTCAGATATGTCATAGGGTCGTGAGGAGATATGCCGCCGCTTCGCAGGTCGATAACTCCCCCTGGGGTATTGAGAACAGTTTTAAATCTGTCCATTTGAGCCGGCAGAACAGGAACGTGGTGCATGACCTCGCTTAGCATTGCGTTCTTTGATTTGTTAGAACGGCAGGACTTCATATGCTTTTCAAAGGCTTTCGCCATATCCGTTCCCTCGTCTGCGTCAAGCTGAGCGTACACTTTTGCCTCTGCCGCCATGCAAGCCACAGCCTTATCAGCAAGACGTTTAACTGTGCCTGTCATATCGGTACACCACTTTCTGCCGTCATACCAAAGCCAACGTTTGTCTGTATAACAGTATCTCACCTGCTCGCCAAAAAGGTCAACAAAGCGTTCTGCGTTGCCTGTATCGTCAAATGAATAAAGTCTTGGCTTGGTTTCTTCCTGCTCCACAGCGCCCACAGAAATCGGCTCAGAGGGCGACTTGAAGTTAAGAGAAAATCCCCCTGCGAACTTTGGCGAATAGGTCTTGTCGCAATCTGCAATGGCTTTCTGAATGGTGAGTGCGCCATAGGTCGAACCGCTTTGCGCCCTGTCCCACTTTTCACGCATAAGACCTGAGGAGCGGAATATCATATCCATCTTCTCTGCGTCACAGCCTGTCCAGAAGGCAAGCATCGAGCAGAACGCCATATCAGCTTCACTCTGCGAAGCATATCCTGCGGTTCTTCCACTGTAGAGCGACACGAACTTTCCTCCGTTCTTTGCACCTGCCGCAGCTTTGATTATCTGGTCTGCGGTGTCAAGTCTGACAGCAGGAACAGCCTTTGCCACAGGCTCGTGACCGCCGCCTATGTACTTTTCGTGCAATGGCTTTATGCTGTCGGAACACTCTGCGATACCCTCATATTCTGAGCAGGAGTTGCCTGTCATAACGAAAAATCTGCCGTCCTCATACATCTCAACTGAGCCTTTACGTCTGCCACGCTTTGGGAGCGTTCCTCTGCATATGATATGTATGCCCTTGCCCGATTGAGATATCTCAGTATAACTTTGCAGGGTTGAGATAAATTCAGATATGATGTTGCCGTTCTCTCCCCTTTGGTATGCCTCAAGCTCCTCCTCTTTGCCGTCAATGTCAACACCGAAATATGGACAGCCGCCGAACATAAATCCTATGCCCGAATGTTTTTCCGAGGCTCTCACAGCCGTATCGAAATCGCACCAAGTAGAGGGGTTATTTGACATAGCCCCTCCGCCGGTAAGTGCGTTTATCGGCACTTTCTTTATCTTCCCTCTCTTTTCATCAGGCACAGCGTCCCAGCATATCCAGTTTGGCAGGGCTTTAAGCTCCTGCGGTATTTGTTCGTACATATATCCAACTCCTAACATAAATTTTGAAAAGTCAAAGCCTTTCACTTATCCCCGAAAAACACCACTTTTGTTGCATAAAAAATACAACAATTGCAGAAATGTTGCCAAATTAAAATATAAATCATTTGTTTGCACAAAATATCATCTGCGTTTTTATGCAAAAGCACTATGACTTTTCACTTTTCTCAGAAATCAGAACGGCACGCCGTCATCTGTAAGCACGTCCTCAAAATCTTCAAGGGAGCCTATGGCGCTGTCAGCCTGCGTATTTGTCTTAGGCGTTGCAAAGCCCGTCTGCTTAGTCGCAAAGCTGTCCGCCTTCGGTGCAGAGGATTTGAACTTATGCTTGCATTCAGGATACTTTGTAGGGTTGACAAAATCAATGCGTTCCCGCTCCTTGCCGTTCCATTCCTCGTGTGTGAGATCTACCCTTATGCACTTGTTCAGCAGGTCGGTGCAGTATGCTTTAAGGCTGTCATACTCCTTGCCGTCAGGAAGCTTGGCCGCCTTGCCCATTGCCATAAGCTGAGCAAAGTTGTAGCCCTCCACCTGCATATCGTTTTCATTAGGCTCGTGCTTTTTCCATATGGTGTGGAACAGGCAGGAGTTGCCGTATTTCTGTCCCTGCACGTCATTTCTGATGACAAGAGTGAAGTTAAGACCCACCGAGCCTTTCTTCGTTGTGCGTTCCTCGATAGCGGTTATGATGCACTCGTAATCGCCCTCAGGCTTTAATCCGTTCTGAAATGCCTCTGATTGATTTGACTTAAATCCCATTTTTTATTCCTCCGTTAGTAAATTTACTGCGTCCTCTGCTGATCGGCATATGCCTGCCAATGCTCCGCACTCACGCATTTTTGTTATGAACTTCTTCTGCTCAGGACGAACTCGCCCCGACTTTGTTTTGACTTCGATAAAGACAGCTCTGCCGTCCTTATGCCTTACGCCGAACAGGTCTGAAAAACCTTTCGGCACACCTGTGGTGAAATATCTGCCGTCAACTGTTCTGCCCTCACCCACGTTCACACGAAAGACAGTGCAGTAGGGCGACACCGCACAGCGTATCTCGTTTTGTATCCTGTGTTCTTCCGTCAACCTATAAGCCCCCTTTGCCTTGCCTGATAATACGCCCAGCCTGATTTGTAGCCGTGACTTTTCGCATACTGCAAAAGTTCTGGATAGGTATGACAATCGGCAGGACTTGAAAAGTCAAGCTTGAATCCCTCCACCTTTACAAGCCCCACGCTGCTGTCTGTTTCAAGCTTTCTCTCGGCTGTGGGAAACTCATATCCGCAATGAGGACAGCATACTTTCACCCCCGCAGGAGGAGCGGAGAAAGTATAGAAACATTCGGGGCATTGTTTCACCTTGTCGCTCTGCTCCTGCTTTTTATGCTGAGCTTTCGGCTTTTTCTCCAAGCTCCACTCCCTGTCATCGTCAGGCATACCAAACCTTGCATAGTTGCCAACGTGGTCGATTATGACGGCTCTTTTATTTGGACGATACCGCATACATCTCATAGCCTGCTGAATGTAAAGAGTAAGGCTCTTAGTGGGTCGCAGGAGTATGGCACACTCGCAGTCAGGAACGTCAAAGCCCTCTGAGATAAGGTCAACGTTGCACAGCACCGATATATCTCCCCTGCGGAAAGCTGAGATAATGCTGTCACGCTCTGCCTTTGGGGTCGAGCCGTCGATATGAGCCGCCTTTATGCCGTTTTCATTAAACACCTCTGCCGTTCGCTGAGAATGTCTGACGGAAGCACAGTAGCAGACCGCTTTTTTGCCCAAAGCAAGCTGTTTGTAATACTTTATGACGTCACCAAAAACAGTGTTTTTCACCATAGCTTTCTCTATCTCCGCCGCCATATATTCACCGTGAGAAACGTGAAGCCCTGTAAGGTCGGCAACGTCAGGAGCATAGTAGTCATAAGGTGCAAGACAGTTGTTATCAATAAGCCATTTTGCGGATACGCCAATGATAAGCTTGTCGTTCACGTCACCAAGCCCGTCACCATTAAGGCGAACAGGAGTCGCTGTAACGCCCACTCTCGGCACGTCCGAAAAGTATTCGTATATGCGTTTGTAGGACTGAGCAAGGCTGTGGTGATTTTCGTCAGTTATGATAAGTGCAGGTCTGGCAAGCTTTTTAAGCCGTCTTGTAATAGTCTGCACCATACCCACCTCGCAGAGTTTCATATCAACGCCCCAGCGGATAAACGTCTTTTTTATCTGCTCCACAAGCTCACGTCTGTGGACGAGAAAAAGCACTCTCTTGCCGTTAAAGGTCGTTCGCCTTGCCATTTCAGCCACGATGCAGGACTTTCCTCCGCCGCAGGGCAGGACTATGCAGGGTGCTTTATACCCTGCACGCCAAGCCTGCCTTACCTGCTCCACCAGCTCATTCTGATACGCTCTCAGCTTCATTGGACTTCGCCGCCTTTACCCTTTTCAGAACGCATTTCATGCAAAGCTGTTTGCCGTAATTCTTCATCGAGCCGTCTATTATCTGCTGAACTGTACGCCTGCCGTCTGACATTATCGTCTTTCCGCACTCTGAGCAGATATGCTCGTCTGCAAGATGATAGTATGTCCTCAGTGCTTCATCAACAAGTTTCAGATCGTTGCTTATGTACATACTGTCGAACAGCCCGATAGGACTTTTGCAGGTGTCAGTGCCGTCCGTCTGAGTGGCGAAAAGATACTTGCCGTCAACCACAACAGTTTTAAGCACAGTTGTGAACATACCCTCGACAGTTATCTTCTCATCAAGCAGCTTGCCGATAGTTTTAGCTTTCTGCCTGCCGTCCTCGCCTGTATCAAGGTGATTGAGAAAATACACGATAACATCCTCCGGAAGCATTTCAACGCTTCTCACAAGCTCCCAGAAATTCTTTGCAATGTCAGTGAACTTCTGATAGCCCGTTTCCTTTGCACGGCGCATAAACTCGTTCACCATAAGATACTGACTATCGTCAACGGCTATGGACTTTGCCGTCTGAGCTTTCATAAAGCGTTCTATCTCACCGTAATTGTCGGTATGTATCGTTGACTTAAACTGTGTGCGGAACGGAAGCTGTTTTCCGTTCACGTTCACAAGTGCAAGCTCGTCCTCTTTGAAATTTCTCAGGGAAGCAGATTTGCCGCTTCCCGAAAAGCCTAATACAAGTATCGCAAGTCCCATTCTCTTTTCCTCCTTATCTTATGGTCAGTCCCGGTCTGCGGACGACAGCCGCATAGGGGATCTCTCTGCCTGCCTCGATAGCTGCCTTGACAGCCGTCTTGCTTATGTCAGGATCTTTGTATTTCAGCAGGCTGTCATCATTGACCTTTGCCCACTCCACAAAGGCTTTCGGGTCTGTTATCTCGGTGCTTTCCCTGCCCTTTGTAATGCTTATCTTAGCCATAACGCCCTCTATTTTGTTAAGGTTGACCCTCTGCATACTGTTCATAAGATAAGCTTTAAGGCTCTCTGCCTGCTTGACCTTCTGCTCACGTCTTGCTTTGAGGGCTTTCTCCTCTGCTTCAAGCATTTTCGCCTCGCTGCTCAGCACCTTAACATAAGCCGCAACGTTCTCTGCCTTGTCTGTAAACTCAGCCTCGACGCATTCAAGGGTATCAAACCACACCTTTTCAGCCTCAGCCTTTTCCTCTGCCGTAAGCTCGGCATTTTCCGTCATATCTTCAAGGCTGTCAAAAAGCCTCTGAAAATCGTTTGTAAGCTCATAAAGTTTCATTTTTATACCTCCAGTGTTGAATTGATTATATCCGCAAGCTGTCTTGCTTTCTGTGTGAAAAGTCCGTAATTGTCGCTGTCATTATGCTCGTTCACAAAGCCCACGAGCCTTGTTACGCTGTCAACAGCGGTGGAAAGATAAGCCTTGAATATGGCTTTATCGTCCTGCACGGGGGCGGTATCCACCTTCCCCGCAAGCTTTTTCTCATACTCCGCCTTAGTTCTGTCAAGCTCTTCACGAAGCTGTGAAAGCTTGTCCTGCTTGTCCTTTTCAGCCTGCTCAGCTTTCTGCAAAAGCTCTCTGCGGTCTTTCAGGCTGTCTTCTTCAAGCTTTGAATATTTTTCCGACCAGTCAAGGTCAACACGCCGCATAGCGTCTTTAAGGTTTGCCACCTCTTTGCTGTCCGTTTCCACAGCAACCTCGATAGGACGGTTTTCAAGGTCCTTTATCTCGGCTTCAAGCTGTGTTACCTTATTTTTCATTTCAAGCACCTTTTTATCCGCCATAAAGACCTGATGGCTTGCCTCTGCATTTGACTCCATGGCTCTGTCACGCTCGTTCTGCAAAATATCTATTTTTGCTTTGAGCTCCTTGACAGTTGTATTTTCAAGGTCGGTGTTCTCGGTAAGTTCAGAACGTTCGTCCTCAGAAAGCTTGGTGAGAAGTGTTAGTTTCTTTACTCCAATTAGTGAACTCGAGTTCACTAATTCTTTCGGCAACTTCTCGACAATCGAAATGTAGTTATATACTTGTCTGTCCGAAAAGCCTGTTTCAGATTTACAGTAATCATTAAATTCCGAATACCCAAGCTCCTTGTAAAGCCTGCTGTCCCTCATTTCCTTAAAGCCCATACACATATCGTAAAGGCTCTGCTGTGCAAGCTGAGCTGAGATCTTTATTTTGCGGTCAAGCTCAGCCGCCTTGATATATTCTGCCGATAGTTCGTTCATGCTGTTTTACGCTCCTTTCGTTTCTCAGCGAACGCCCTGTCAAGATACCGCTGATACTTCTGTTCAAAGTCCTTTATCTCCTGCGGTTTGTCCTCACCACCGTTTTGTACCACGTTGTTTCTATACCCTCTGCACTGCACGATACCGCCGTACTTGCTCACCTCAACAGTATAGTAAGGCTTGTCAGGCTCAGAAACTTTTCTCAGAAACATTATACTTAGCTTTCCCATAGCATGGCGTTCTACATATCCGCCCACACAATGGGAAAGTATCCTGCCCTCGTCCTCTATCTCTTTCAAACTGTGTGGCTGTCTGATAAACAAGCCGTCTGCCGAAAATTCAAGGCAGACACGCTCTGCAAGCCTTTTCGTGAAGTTCTGCAAAACAAGCTCGTCATGCTCATAGTTGATGATCTGAGTGAGTCTGTTGTGCATTGTCCAGAAATCGTGTGGCAATGCTATCATTGTATCGTGAATGTTATACTCCAGCGTTTCGCACTGCTCCAGATAGTCGCTGTAATCAAGAGGTGTCATTTTCTGCTCGTGTATGTATCGTGCCACCCTTTGCGGTGTAAGACCTGTTATCCTCACAAGACGTTCAAGAGTGCCGTGTTCGTTCTTAAAGACCTTTGCTATATTCAGTAAATCTTCCGGTCTGAGTTTTGGATATTCCTCACGATAGTCAAGATACTGCTCCCACAGATGTTCACTGCCTTTGAGTGTCTTGAACTCCGTCTTGTTTAGTCCGAGCATTTTCAGCAGATCATTACTTTTCCAGTTCACACGCCGAGAGAGCAGAAACTTTTCCTGATATCCCCACCAACCTGTGTATCTCACGCTTGTTACGTCATAGCCTTGTTTCATAAGATACTCAAGATTAGGGTGCTTGCAATATGCGTGAAGATAGCATATAAGCATATTGCCGTGATAATGCTGATGTTGGCTGTAACGCATATCCGACTTGTCTATGGCTTTGATGTTCAGTACCAAGTAGGAATTATCATAGTTATATCCCATACAGCACTTGCAAAAGACAGGCTCACGGAAGTCATTACGCACAGACCAGTTTATGCCGTTATCACTGCCGTATCTCACAGATCCGTCACGGGCAAACACATACCGCTGTCTTTCCACAAGGTCACCCGTTGAGTATCGGTGAAAGCAACGTGCAAAAAGCTCAGCACCCCTTGTGAGGAACACCACATAATTCTTAGCACCTCTGCCTTTCATCTTATCCATAAGCTCTTTATCCACCGCAGGAAAGCAGTAGATAAGAGCCTCTTTTCTTGTCTTTTTCATACTGCTGCCTCAGAAGTCAAGCAAGCTGTCAAGTGACAAGCTGACAGACGGTTTTGCCGTTTCATCGCTGTCCGAGCCGTCACCCAGGTCGATAGTCATATTGAAATGAACGTCCGCACCCTTGAAGTAAAAGCTTACAGCTCTGCGGTAGACCTCGATATCCGAAATACTTTCCCTTACACCCTTAACAGCGTTTTCCGCACACTCAGCGAAAGTCCTGTCCGTCTGCAGGACCGCCTGAGCGAACTCCTCGCTCTGCTCACAGAAAGTTTTGAGAGCCTCAAGAGTAGGCTTTGCAACCGCCTGCGCATACTTGCCAAGCTTAGCGGCAGACAGCTCCTGCGACAGCTTGTCCTGAGCTTTCTTGGCGTTAATGTTCATTGCCGTCACCGCCTCTCAGTTCTTCAAGCTTACATCTTGTGTCGAATATTTTTCCGTATGCCTCTCCGATATCAAAGGCTCTCTGCTCACATTCTGATATTCCCTCATAAACAGTAAGTATATTTGAGCAAGCTTCATCAGCAGTTTTGTATGCTTGACAAATCTGTTCTTTTGTGCTATCATCAATTTGAAAAGTGTTTTCTTTTTTCGTTGAGCTTGTACTGTTGGCAGACAGTGCAGGCTCGTTTTCTTTAAGGTAGTGTATGACAGCTTTGTTGAGCTCTGGCCCTCCGTTGCCGCATTCCCATTCCCCTTGCTCTTCAAATGGACATCCTTCACAGTTATGCGTCATGTAGCAGCATTCAAATGCCTTTATCGTTTCTTCTCTCGTCATCTTTATCCTCCTCGTTTTCAAAACGTTTCTCCCAGTGCCTATCCACCACGATCAGCACAAGATACATCACTACATCTATCCCTGCAAGCACGGCTACTGTTATCAGCAGTATTCCTACAATATTCATTACCACTTTCCTTTCATTTCAACTTCGACCTTGACCACGGGTCTGCCTGCTTCTCTCACCGCACGCTTAATGCTCTCCTCTGCTTCCTCGTAGGCAGTTTCTTTTACACTTACATACCACCTGTACGCTACATACATTGCAAGCACCACCAAGAGCGCTACCGCTGCGGCACATCTGATTATCTCTAGTACGGCTATCATTTTCTCACGTCCTTTCATTTTAACGTCCTGTGTTTTAAGCTATCCACTCAGGATGCTCAGTTCTTGCCGTTTCACAAAGCTTATCCCAGAGCGATGGGTCACGCCCGACCATATCCTGCAAAGCTCCTGCAAGCTTGCGTCCGATACTGTCCGCAGCCGCCTGTCGCTCCTGCTCCGTGCAATCGTCCCAAAGCTTATAGCTTTTGCCACCGTCGAACGAAACGTGCCTTATGACCTTTAAAGGCGGATATTTCGGCATTTTTATCACCTCCTACTCAATTCTATTGGATATCGGGGTTGTACTATGCTAGACAAGCTCCTCGATAACGGCGATATTCTCGCCCTCTGAGCGGTCAACAAGGTCCATAGCCTCGCCTGCCGTCTTTGCCGTGACTGTTACCAGCCTTACGCCGCTGAACTTGTCTGTCAGCTTAATTTTGTAGTGTTTCATTTTTGTACCTCCTTGAAAAATCTAACTTTGTGTGGTATAATGTAGAAAATTATACGAAAGGAAGTTTTAATCTTGAATTTTTCCGACAATTATTTAGCTTTCACACAAGCAAGCTATTCTGATTCATTAAAAGCCATTCAAGAGGCAGCTAATCGAATACTTGAGTTGCAGAACGAACAATTACAAGCCGTAGTCAAAAATGCAATTGCTCCAATGCAATCTATGCTTGACGAAGCAGCTCGGAACATCTTCTCTAATCTTGATATTTCAAAACAACTCTCAGCTTCAATAGGCGTAATGAAGCAAACTATATCACAATTCAGCGATATTATTCCTGACGAAAATTCCTCAACATCGTCTAATAGTGAATCAAACGACGTTTCTAATGTCCAAGATGATATTTGCAACAACATTGAAAATCTTATTTCGGAAGTTCCAATCGACCCCAAAGCAAAAGAAGATATCATATCATCAAATGAAATACGATCTTTAAGAACAACCAACCCTTGGACAAGAGAACAAAAGTTTCAACTCATAACACTGATTTTAAGTATATTAACTTTTCTTTTAAGCATTATCTCTAAATCAAGCGATGATTCAGAAAACGAATACAATACGACTGTAAACATCACCATAAATAATAATTCAGAAAAAGACGAACAGATTAAAGAACTTCACAACATACAAGATAAAATGCAAAATATTCTTGAAACTATTGCCGAATCCGAAAATGAGGAAGAATCCTCTACTGCTGATGATGAATCTCTATCTGAATCTCAGTGATTTCCACTTCTAAAGATACTATTCTGCAAACATTACTCACAATCATAGACCAGAGTGCTATTGTTATGCTCAAATCAGATATCAAGCTTATGCACGCTGCTATGAAACTTGCAAAGCAAAATGCAATACCTAGATAGTAGGTTAGTTTTTTCAAATTCACTATCCTCGCCCCCTCTTTAATCACTTGTTGCATTATGCAACTCACTGAGTAAAAAAATATTTGCCGAACTCTCCAGCATCAATGTGGAGCAAGTGTGACAGTTTCTCAGCCTCGTCCAAGTCAAACGGACGAACATTGTTTATTTTCTGATTAGCTGTAGGTTGAGCTATGTTTAAACAATGTGCAACGTCAGCTTGGGTCAGTTCAAGCTCCTTCATTCTACCCTTGATCTTGTTCGTGTTTACCATATGCCAGCCTCCTTTCTTGTTGCATTATGCAACTTGCTGCATTATCATAATAGCACATAACTTTTCACTTGTCAATAGCATTTTGCAACATTTTTTTATTTTTTTCAAAAAAGCTATTGCATTATGCAATTTAATGTGATATAATCATTATAACGAAAGCAGGTGAGCAAGATTTGAATACCATAGAAATTGGAAATAGAATAAAAGCTGCAAGAGAAGAAAAAGGACTTACACAAGAAGAACTTGGTATCCGTCTTGGATTGAATAAATCAACTATCCAAAGATATGAGGCAGGAAAAATTCTCAGAATAAAATTACCTGTTCTTGAATCAATCGCTATTGAGTTGAGTGTTAATCCTGAATATCTTGCATTAAAAACTGATGATCCTAGCCCTAAACATTCTTCTCATATTATAGACTCCAACGCAACCATACTCCCGCAAGACAACGTACATATAATACCTATATATGAGAGCGTGTCGGCTGGGTTTGGTGCTTATGCTGACGATTATGTTGTAGGCTATATGCCGCTTTATATCGTCAGCGAGGAAGAAGCTAAGAATACAATGTGCATTGTCGTTTCGGGGGACAGTATGTATCCGAAGATAGAGAACGGCGATAAGATACAAGTATTAAGGCAGGATTGGGCTGAGGACGGACAGGTAGTTGTTGCCCTTATCGACGGTGAAAACGGCGTTGTGAAGAAAATCAAGTATTCTGATGACAAGATAACCCTTGTATCATTCAATCCCGAATATCAGCCAAGAGAGTTTGTCGGTGCAGAAAGAGACCGCATAAGAATACTCGGCATCGTAAAAACAGTTATAAAATCCTTATAATAAAAAAAATCCCCGTCAGCACCGCAAATACTGACAGGGATAGCACACAGAATTTTCTCCCGCATGATTACAAATACATTATATCACCAATTTAAGACAATGTAAATGATTTCATAAATTGTTTACAAATGTCGATTTATAGGGAGGAAAAAATATGACTTGTCCAAATTGTAAAGGCGAAAACGCACCAGGCGTAGCAGTATGTGAATATTGTGGTCACGAACTTCCGCAGCCACAGAAAATTGATAACCACGTTGAGCATAACAGCAATATCGTTCAGCACATCACATACGTTACAAACGTCCAGCAGGTCGCACCGCAAGCTCCTATTGAGCAGGTAAGCCCTAAGAGCAAAAGCACAGCTGAAATACTTTGCCTGCTGACCTTTTTAGGCTTGGGCGGTTTGAACAGATTTTATGTAGGCAAAGCTGGCACAGGTTTGCTGTACTTCTTTACTTTCGGAGGTTTCTTTATTGGAGCAATAGTTGATATGATAAATTTGTTTCAGGGAAACTTCACTGACGCTCAGGGCAGAGTGTTAAAATAAAATCCCCTGCAAGTATTGTAAATACTGACATGACAAAAAAATCTCGCCCCCAAGTGCTACCAACACTCAGAGGCGAGCAGAGCGGATACTACCAATATCAGCTCAAAACGAACAAAACCCAATCACCACAAAAGGGCTTATTCTGCCCTTTTATTATACTGCATATTATTAAATATGTCAAGAAAATAGGAGGAAAAAATCAATGAAGATCGCAGCGGCTTACGTTCGTGTTTCCACCGAAGAGCAAACAGAGCTGTCCCCTGACAGCCAGGTCAAGCTCATTCGTGAATACGCTAAGAAAAACGGCTTTATCGTGCCGAAAGAATTTATCTTCCACGATGACGGCATTTCGGGACGTTCCACCGCCAAGCGGCAGGGCTTTAATCAGATGATCGGCACAGCTAAGCTCAAGCCTAAACCCTTTGACGCAATCCTGCTGTGGAAATTCAGCCGTTTCGCCCGTAATCGTGAGGACAGTATCGTCTATAAATCAATGCTCCGAAAGCTTGGTATCGACGTCATTTCTATCTCCGAGAATGTCGGTGACGACAAAATGTCCGTGCTTATCGAGGCTATGATAGAGGCAATGGACGAGTATTACAGCATTAACCTTGCCGAAGAAGTCAAGCGTGGTATGACGGAGAAGTTCGGACGAGGTCTGAAAGTTTCGGGACCACCGCTGGGCTATGATATTAAGAACGGCGAATTTGTGGTCAATGAGCAGGGGGCTGAGATAGTCCGCCGCATATTTGATATGTACGTCAACCAAGATATGGGCTACCTCAATATCGCCCGTGAGCTGAACGCTGAGGGCATACGCACCCTGCATGGCAATGATTTTGAGACCCGCACTATCGCTTACATCATCAAAAATCCCGTCTATATCGGTATGCAGCGTTGGACGCCCGGCGGAGGTGGCTCAAAGGGTCACTACCGCTCTGCCATAGCCGATAAAGTTGTTATTACGCAAGCTCACCACCCTGCCATTATCGACAAGGAGATTTTTGAAAAGGCTCAACAGAAAGCCGCAAAGGCTCGCAGACCATACGAACGCAGCGGCTCCACCAAGCACGAGTATATGCTCAGAGGCTTGCTGAAATGCAGTTCCTGTGGTTCAAACCTCACAATGGGGTCGGTCAAAAGTGGCACTCTGCAATGCTATCAGTACGCTCACGGGCGGTGTAAGGAGTCCCATGCTATTACTATCGGTAAGATAGACAAGGCGGTCATAGAGGACATACAGGGGCTTGTGGACGGCACAGCGACCGATTACAAGCTTGTTGACCAATCCCCTGCCAAGCCGAAGAAAGACACGTCCAAGTTTGAGACACAGCTTGAACGAGAGCGAATGAAACTCGAACGAGTTAAGGCGGCATATGCAGACGGCATTGACACGCTGGAGGAATACAAACGCAACAAGTCGGAAGTCCTCGCCAGCATTGCAGAGCTGGAAAGCAAGCTCCGCCAAGCCCAGCCGCCAAAGCCACAGCCCACAGCCGACCGCCTGCCTGATCTGAAAGTCAGAGCGCAGGAAGTCCTCAAGGTCATAACCTCGCCTAATGCCACACCTTTGGAAAAGAACAACGCTTTGCGTACTATTGTTGACAAAGTTGTCTTTGACCGCAAAACGTCAAGTATTGAAATGTATTACCTGTGCTGAAACGGCATATTTAGGCGGTTTTTGAGTTGGTATAACTTTTTGAAGTCTGGTGGGGCGGACTTTAAAAAGTTGTATACAAAAGAGGGCGCTGTAAAAAAAAAGCGCAACAAAGCCCGTGGATTTCCTCGATATGGAAGCCCACGGGCTTTAATATATCACACAGCAAAAAAGAACTATCTAATCTTGAAAAAAGGGTACAGCAAACACAGCGGCACAAAAACTGCGTTTTTGCCGATCATTAAAATGTTGAAAAATATCTTTTTCAGGCTGCTTTTCTGATTGCGATCTTCTTCAAGTGAAATTTATGCAGATTAAAACCACAGCAAATCATCGCAATTTCTAAATTCATGGCATTTAAGCCACGTCTTCTGGCTCTTGTGTATGACCGATTCCACTTGATGATACCATTTGCACCTTCAGATTGAATGCTTCTGTTCATTCTGAGAAGCGCTCCATGAATACAATTAAGATTGTTTAAAACCTCTTTGTGAAATGCTGTCAATTCTTCATTTATGCGAACTATGCGATTTCCCTTGCATTTGCAGCACTTTTCTTTATGAGAACAGTTTGCACATTCTTCACACTGATAGAATTCTTCTGTTCTCCCATATTTGTTTCCCTTTATGGGTCTGCTGTAAACGTAATGGAATTTTTTGTTGTTAGGACACACCAGATCACCATTTTCATCTATGCGGAAATTCACTGCTCTGTATGGATCATTATGGTATTTAATATTCTTGCTTTCTTTTTCATACATGGTGAATTTCATGTATTTTCCCATTCCGTGTTCTTCACAGTACAGATAGTTGTTGAAGCTTCCATAGCCTGCGTCGGTAACTGGATATTCAGGATACTTTCCATATATTCTGTGGAATTTTTCCATAAGCGGCTTGAAGCAATCCATATCCGAGGCATACTGCTTTACGTCATATACGGCGATATACTCATCGCAAACGCCAAATTGTATGTTGTAACCTGGGAGCAGTTGATCGTTTCCCATATAGTCTTTTTTCATACGCATAAATGTTGCATCATGGTCTGTTTTGGAATAACTGTTTCGTTCATTGCCGCATATTTTTATGTGCTCTGCATACTTTTTTAGTCTCGCAATATAACTTGTAAGCTTATCATAATATCGCTGTTCTGGAGTTTTATGATGTCCACGTCCCCTGACAGCAGAAGCAGGATCAAAACCGCAAAGCTGTATATATTGCTTTAATATCTGTTCGAGATATTCGATGGCATATTCTTCGCGAACTCCAAATTTCACACCAAATGCGGCTATTCTTTTATTTATCTCACTTAACAGTTCTGTTATCTTTGCAAATACTTTCACGCGATTTTTCTCGCAGCTCTTTTTCCATACCCAGCTGTATTTGTTGGCGTTGGCTGTGATCTTTGTTCCGTCTATGTACACATGATCCATATCTACGTTTTCTTGTTCAAATATGTAAGCATTGATGTCAGCGAATATCTCTTCTATTTTTCCGTTAAGCACATTGTTCATAAAATTGTCTATCGTCATATGGCTTGGCGGCGGTTCGTCCTGTAATAACCACATAAAGCGGATATCCGTTTTGCACAGCTTTTCTATTTTCCTTAATGATTCATAGCCATTTTCCATGAATGCGAACAGTATTACTTTTAGCAAAGTTTTTTCATCATATCTTGGTCTGCCTGTCCTGCGTTCCTCAGTCGTCAGGTATTTATTTAGGTCAATATGATCAATAACTTCACAAAATGTATATACCGGATCTGTTGTTTCAATAATTTTTTCAATTTCTATAGGAAATTTTAATTGATATGGTGTATTATATTCTTGTTGGTATTTTTTCATCAAATTTATTATACCACAAAAAAGACTGCTTTCCTACCCTTTTAAGGGTGGTTGCAGTCTTTTTTTATTGCGCGTTTTTTTACAGCGCCTTTTTTTGTTGAAAAAATTCATAATGAGTGAAACTGTTCCACCTTGGGCAGCGGAGTGGTTTGAATTTTTACAAGGTTGTGTAGATGTGCCGTGTGGTATGCTTTGCTTTAGAATATCTAGCCCAACAAAACTGTTATACCGCCTGACTGATTTGTCAATAGCGGAGTTTAAACATATACAAATAAGTATGCGATATGTATATTTATAAATAGTCGAATTTTTTTAAAAAAAAGCCTTGACAATAGAAAAAATAAATGCTATAATAATTAAGCTGAATGACACGGAACACAAACAAAACGAAAGAGTTCAGCGAAAAGAATAGCAAATGCGGCAGTGCTGGAATTGGCAGACAGGCACGTTTGAGGGGCGTGTGTCCTTGACGTACGGGTTCAAGTCCC